TCTAAACTCTCCCCAAAGAGTCTTAAAAGTCCGTTTGAACAACCAAATAAAGGGGTATAATGACTAAAGAAGATAAAAGGGCAAGAATTCTTCCTGCGTTAGATCTTGCAATTCAAGAAGCACAACGTAAAGGAATAATAAATGATTTGGATCTTGCTGGTATTGCTATGGCTTACAATCTTGCTGGATATTTGGATAACGCGGAACTCACTCCTACTGAACTTGGAAAACTTACTGGTCAGTTACAAGCGATATTGGACAAGTATGGGTTGTCATTGTTTGGACGAAAAGAAAAACCAGAGTTGTTAGAGGGTGAAGACCCACTTGAAGATCTTAGGAAACTCAACCCCGAGAATTCAGACCACACCACAGATTCTCCCAACTAGAGGCAACGAGGTTGCTGAGTTTGCGCGCCAAATTGAAATGCCCCTTATGGAATGGCAACAATATCTAATTGACGAGGCTTCTAAGATTAAAACTGACGGCACTTGGGCTTACAAGAATGTGTTGGCTATTGCAGCTAGACAAAATGGTAAGACTCATCTTCTGCGTATGCGTATTCTGGCAGGGCTTTACTTATGGGACGAAGAATTACAGATAGCAAGTGCACAAACTAGAGATTTATCGTTAGAGACTTTTAAGAAAGTTGTAGAAGTTATAGATAACTACGACTGGCTACGCAAAAAAGTCAAACACGTTACAAGGGCAAATGGTCGAGAAGAAATACAACTTAAATCTGGTTCACGTTACAAGATTGTAGCTAGTAATAGTGGTGGTGCAAGAGGTTTGTCTTCCGATCTTGTAATACTTGATGAGCTTAGACAACAAAAAACATACGACGCATACTCAGCTCTTGTCTTTACAATGAACGCTAGACCTAATTCACAGTTTTGGGGTATCTCAAACGCAGGCGATCATTACTCACTTGTACTGAACGCTATGAGACAACGCGCTTTAGACAAAATAGAAAAAGGTTTAGATGATCCATTGTGCTTTATGGAATGGTCAGCCTCACCACACAGAAAACTAAATGACATAGAAGGTTGGAAAGAAGCAAACCCTGCATTAGGCAGAACAATTTCAGTAGACGCAATCAAAGCCAGACTAAGTGACCCGCCAGAAATCTTTCAAACAGAAGTTTTATGCCAATGGGTAGAAACAATGAACAGCGCGTGGGAACAAGGCGCTTGGAATTCTTGTATGCAACCAAACCTATCACTTAAACCTGACAGACCTACTTGGCTTGGTGTTGAAATATCACCAGATAGATGTTCTTGGGCATTAACTGGTTCACAAGTACTTGAAAACAAATCTATAGCTGTAGGTTTAATGGAATACCAATTACACGAAACCCCAATAGATGATCTATTTATTGCTGGACGTATAGCAGAATGGGCAAAGCACTACAACGCAGAAGAAGTAATAGCAAACAGGTTTACAGGTGATTCAGTTGTACACAAACTTAAACAAGCGGGCATAAATGCTAATGTCTTAAAAGGATCAGACTATTACACTAATTGCGATCAAGTACTGAGTGCTATGTCAGGTGGACGACTAGCTCATTCTAATCAACCTGAACTATCTGCAAGTGTTAATAGTTGCATAAAAAAATCGAATGACACAGGCGCTTGGTATGTGATGAGACGCAAACCTTCAACAGCTGCTATTTCAATGATTCTTGCAGTTGGTAAAGCAGAACAATACGGCTCAAGGTCACAAAACCAAGACATTGTAGTTGCTTAGGTGCTTGACTATTATAACGATTTGGTAAAGAATTAGAAGTTATGGGCTTCTTTCAAAATCTACTTGGTGTCACACCACAAAACGACGTAAACAAAATAGACGCAGCTGTAGCACCATACAATTACCAACAGTACGCCCAACCTTTTGACTATTTTGGTTTATCTTCAGTATCCAGAGCACAAGCTATGCAAGTACCAGCAGTTGCAAGAGCTAGAAACATTATGTGTGCAACTATAGGATCATTACCATTAGAAGTCAGACGCGAATCAAACAACAGTAAAGTAGCAACCCCACCTTTTATCAGACAACCAGACCCACGTATGACTGGACAATCTGTATATACATTTTTAGCAGAAGATATTTTATTTACAGGTCAAGGATATTTAAGAATACTTGAACTTGGCGCAGACGGAAGACCTTTAAGTGCAGAATGGATTTCTGTAAGTCGAGTTACAAGAACTTTAGACGCTTTAGGTCACAACGTGCAATATTATTCTGTAGACGGCAATCGAGTACCTGATAATGGGCTTGGTTCTTTAATTCCTTTTACTGGATTTGATGAAGGATTACTTGTAAGAGCAGGAACAACAATACTTACAGCACTTGCATTAGAAAAGGCAGTTAAAAGATTTGCAGATGAACCAACACCTAACGTTGTATTAAAATCTAACTTGCCAATGCCTGCTGAAAGAGTTACAGCCCTACTTAATTCTTGGAAAGAAGCTAGACAAACACGTGGCACAGCTTTTGTAAACGACACAATTGACTTTCAAAGCATAGGTTTTAGCCCAGAACAATTAACGCTAAACGCTGCACGTCAATATATGGCTTCTGAGATTGCTAGGGCTTGTAATTTACCTGAATACTACGTAGGTGGTAATGCAGGTGGAAGTATGACTTACAGTAACGTCACAGCTGAAAGAAGAAGCCTAATAGATTTGTCATTAAAGCCTTTAATGACTTGTATTACACAAAGATTAAGCGACAATGATATTACACCACGTGGATCTATAGTAAAATTTGATTTAGAAGAATTTTACAGCCCAAGTGCAATTGAACGCGCTGACATATATCAAAAACTTATTCCTCTTGGTGTAATGACAATAGAGGAAGCAAGAGAAAGGGAAGACTTAATAAATGAGTAACTTTATTAAATTCTCAACCGACATTATCGCAGCTAATTCTTCAAAAAGAGAATTAACAGGCGTTATTGTTCCTTTCAATGAAGTCGGTCACACAAATATGGGAGACGTTGTATTTCAACAAGGCTCATTAAAAATCGGTGAAGGTATTAAACTTTTTACTGAACACGATATGACTAGACCAATTGGAAAACTATCAAGATATGAAGAAGACGATAAAGGAATTATCGGCACATTCAAAATCGCAAGAACAAACGCAGGAGACGACGCATTAGCAGAAGCACAAGAAGGTTTACGAACTGGATTTAGTGTAGGCGCTATGATTGACGACTATGTGACAAAAGGTGAACAAGTAATTGTAAACGAAGCCACATTAAAAGAAGTTTCACACGTCACATTCCCTGCTTTTGGCGAGCACGCACAAATAACCGAAGTAGCTGCAAGCGCAGAGCCTTCACAACCAACAGAAAGTGAGGAAACTATCGTGTCAAACGAAGTTACCCCAGAAGTAGTAGAAGAAATAGCAAAAGCTGTAGAAGCCCCAGCTGTAGAAGCTGCAGAACGCAACGTTCGCCCAGCAATCTTTACAGCACCAAGAAGCCCAATTGTTTCAAAAGCTTCATACCTAGAACACTCAATTAGAGCAGCTCTTGGTAACGAAGACAGCCGCCAATATGTAATGGCAGCTGACACAACCTCAAACAACGCAGGTTTTATTCCAACACCACAATCAACAGAAGTAATTAACGGAATTGCAAACGCAGATAGAGGAATTATAGATGCGATTTCAAAAGGAACACTTCCAAATTCTGGAATGTCCTTTGAAATTCCTAAAATTACAACAGCACCAACAGTTGCACAAGCAAACGAAGAAGCAGCTTTATCTGAAACCGATACAGCTTCTTCATTCGTATCAGTTGCAGTTAAAAAATTTGGTGGACAACAAACATTCTCAGTTGAATTGTTAGACCGTTCTTCACCAGTATTTTTTGATGAATTAGTTCGTCAAATGGAATACGCATATGCTAAAGCAACAGATTCTTTTGTTGGAGCAGCAATGCAAGGTACAGGAACACTTAACGCAACAGGTCAAGCAAATTCTTCAACTGGCTTAATTGCTTACGTGTCATCAGCAGCTGCAGCAGTTTATTCAGCATCACTTGGATTTGCTCGCGCACTTATTGTTACACCTGAACAATGGGGTAACATTATGGGCTACAACGATGCAGGCCGTCCAATTTATACAGCTTCACAACCAAGCAATGCAGGTGGCGCAGTAAGCCCACAATCATTACGAGGAACAGTTGCAGGGTTAGATTTGTATGTATCCCGTAATTTCACAGGATCAGGTGGAGACGGAACAGCAGATTACTCAATGGCTGTTGTAAATCCAGATGCATACACTTGGTACGAAAGCCCACGTTTAAGCCTACGCACCAACGTAATCAACACAGGACAAATAGACGTAAATTACTACGGCTACGGCGCACTAGCTACAAAAATTGCAGCTGGCGCAAACTGGTTTAACAAGTCCTGATAAACCACTAAGTCGTGAGGCTAGTCTCGCCCCTGTGGCTAGCCTCACCCTAAACGAGAGGAATAAGAAATGCCAGTATTAGTATCAGCAGCTGAACTAAGAGCTGTACTTGGTGTTTCTTCATCTCTATATAACGACGCTGCACTTGAAGCAATCATTGACACAGCAGAAGACGCTATTGGTGATTTTTTAATTCAATGGAAAGTTGATTTAGATTTAGAAAAAAGTGATAGTGCTACAAGAACACATTTACGAAGCACAGCACCGCACAATTTTTATGTAGGACAAACAGTAACAATTTCAGGCGTGACAGGTCATAATGGAAATAAAGTTGTTGAAGAAATCGTTGACTCTTATGTTTTTGTTATTACAACAACAGGTGCAACAGTTCACGATTACAGAAGCATAATTCCAAACGGACGTGCAGCCGCCAACACATTATCCCAATACAACAACGTAAAAGCAGTAGAAGAAGCCGTATTACAAATTGCTATTGACGTATTTCAATCCAGATTAGCTGCAGGTGGCACACAACAAGCCCTTGATTACACACCAGCACCATACCGAATGGGTCGGACACTTCTTTACAAAATCACAGGTCTAATTAGTAAATATATTGACTCTAATAGTCAAGTAGGTTAATAAATGCCTTTAAGTACACTACGTTCAGACCTTAAAACAGCGTTAACATCAAACACAAATTATTCTTGCTATGATCACGTTCCAGAAATCATAATTCCACCAGCTTGTCTAATTTTGGCTAGTGACCCATACCTTGAACCAATGGTTATAGGCAATAGCAAAAACTATTACGTCAGACTAACATTAGAAGTTGTTAGTACAACGTATTCTAACCCAAGCGCATTAAAAAACTTGGAAGACGATATAGAAACCATTCTGGGACTTATTCCGTTAAATTTTATAGTATTATCGGTAAGTAGCCCTAGAATAAGAAGCACTAATAGTACAGATCTATTAACAGCTGAAATACAACTACAAACAGCCTACACAGGCTAAGGAAGGCACTAATGGCAACAACAATTTTAAGTGGACGTAGTTTAACTTTAACTATTGCTACAGTTCAATACGCAGAACAAATTTTAGACTCTGCTATCAACTTTGATACCGAGCGTTTAACTTTTGACACCCTTGCAGGAAAAGCGTTTAAGTACATTGACAGCAACGTCACTTTAGATTTAACTTTCTTAAACGACGCTGGCAAAACAAGCCCAGGAAGTTTATACAAAGCACTATGGGACGCAACAGAATCAGCACCAGATACAGTACTTGCTTTTGTTTTGACCTTGACAACAGGAATTAGCTTAGCTGGTAACGTATTGCCAGTTTACCCTGGTATTTCTGCTTCAGGTTCAGACGCACAAACTTGTTCAGTATCTCTACAAGTTGTAGGAATACCAACAGAAGATTTAACCTAACCACAAACACAGAACAGGGGCACACAAATGCTTAAATTAAAAATACGTTGGGAATTAGAAACAGGTGAAGTTTATGAAGAATGGACTAGACCTAATGAACTTGCCCAAGCCGAAAAAGAACTTTACAATAATCGTTCAATCATTAAAATACTTAGCGAGGAAAGCAGTCCAAGTAATCAACTTCTTTTATTCTTGGGTCACAAAATTCAACAACGTGTCACAAAGAAAAATGAAAGCATTGACACTTGGAAACCAAAAGTCACCGATATTGCAGCTGTTGATTTTGAGACAGCAAATTTTACCAAGCCCGTTCAATCGGGCGAATAGCAGTCGAGTTAGCAATAGCGACTGGAATAACACCCGACTATTGGCTCAATGCAGATCCAGATATTTGGGCTACAGCCATAGACATATTAAACGAGCGCAATAATGGCTAAAGCAATTCAAATTGTTAAAGTAGATAAAGATTATAGAGGATTACTTGCCGCATTAAATAAAATGGACGATATTGCCAAAAATGATATGAAACAAATTGCTAGAAGTTTAGCTTTAAGAGCAGGTGCTTATGCTAAGGCTTCAGCCAAAAATTCTCCATACAATCCTAAACAAGCGGTAGCTGTAGCTGAATCTATTACCTTTTCGATAAATGATAAAGCACCTAGTTTTAGTATTGGTGGTAGACGCAAAGTTGGTGCTAGTGCTTTTACCGCTGGATATGTCATAATGGGAAGTGAATTTGGTGCTAATCAGTATAAGCAATTTCCTAGAAGATCACCAAGACAAGGCAGAGGCAATAAAGGTTGGTGGTTGTACCCTTCTATGTCGGCTTTTCAGCCAACAATAGCAAGGGAATGGTTATCAGGTTATGAAAAAATTCGAGACGTTTGGAAAGCAGGTATTTAATGGCTGACATTAGGACGCTTAAACTTGCGCTTCTTGCTGATACAAAAAACTTTATTGACGGTTTAGACAAAGCAGATAAAGAAACACGCTCTTTCACAAACAAACTTGATGATGCACTAAAAGTTGGTGCTGCTGCATTTTTGGCAGTCGGCGCAGCTGCTGGCGCTATGGCAGTCAAAATAGGTGTAGACGCTGTTAAAGCCGCTATTGAAGATGAGAAAGCCCAATTAGTTCTTGCTCAAACTTTACGTAACACAACTAAAGCCACAGACGCACAAATTAAAGCCACAGAAGATTACATTGACAAAACAGCACGCGCCACAGGTGTAACAGACGACCAATTACGTCCAAGCCTTGACAGACTTGTTAGATCAACAAACGACATAACTAAAGCACAAAAACTACAACAATTAGCACTTGACATTAGTGCAGGTACAGGCAAAGACCTTGCCACAATTACCGAAGGTTTAGGTAAAGCCTACGACGGCAACCTTGGTGCACTTAAACGACTTGGTGTTTCATTAGATGATTCAATTATCAAATCTAAAGACTTTGACGCAGCTGTAAAAGTATTATCAGAAACTTTTGCTGGTCAAGCAGACATAGCCGCTAATTCTTTTGCTGGAAGAATGGCAAGAGTAAACATAGCCCTTGATGAATCTAAAGAACAAATAGGGTTTGCTTTATTGCCTATTCTTGAAAAACTTGCAACGTTTCTTACAGATGAGATTATTCCTGTTGTTGAACAATTTGTTAATGGTTTAACAGGTGCAGGTAAACAATCACTAACCAGAGCATTTTATGATGTAGGAACAGGTGCAGTAACTTTTGGTTATGATTTAGACAATGCTAAAGGTTCTGCATATTTACTTGGTGAAGAAATTAGAATGGTTGCTCAAAAGGTTGGTGATTTTGTAGCACAATTATCAGGTGCAGCAAACGACAAAGGATTACAAAGTTTCTTAGACAAAATACTACAAATTATTGACGCAATTGAAAGTGCTATCGGTGCATATAATCGTTTACCAGACATAGGCAAACTTCTTGTAAACCCTGCACCACAATTGGCAAGCCTAACCCCAGCCGTTAAACAAGCCACAGGTTCAGTAGTCAATATCTACAACAATGTTAAGGGTGCTATAGATCCTCAAGCCACAGCTAGAGCAATAGTTAAAGTTCAAACAACAGCAACAAAAACTACAGGTATTGCACCATTTATTCCAGGTAGGTAACTATGACTGTATATACACCGACCTACAGAGTTACTATTGCTGGAACTGTTCAAACTTCTACAACCCTTGAAGACGCAACAATTACTTATGGTCGAAATGATTTTTTTGAATCAACCCAACCAAGTTACTGCAACCTAGAACTATTAAACCTTGACGGAACAAGCCCAATAGTTAATTTATTAGACACAATAGTTATTGAAGTAACTGATACGTCTGGTACTTATGTAAAATTGTTCACGGGTGAAGTTTCAGGTGTTTACAACAGATTTGCAGGTGCTGGTGCAGTTGGCAAACCTAACACTTTACAAATACAAGCCGTTGGTGCTCTTGGTTTACTTGTTAAACGTTACGCTGGTTCTGTTGCTTATCCTGAAGAATTAGACGGCGCACGAATTACACGTATTTTGGAAGAAACACTTTATACAGCTTGGGAAGACTTAAGTAACACCCTTACTTGGAACGATATATCTGTTACAGAAACTTGGGCTAATTATGGTGTGCAAGGCATAGACACAATTGACGCAGGACGTTATGAAGTTCTTGCTAGATCAGCACAAGTAGAACAGGCTTATAATTTAACAGACGTTACACAACAATCAGGGCTAGGATATTTGTATGACACAACTGATTTCAAAATTGGTTACGCAGACGCAGAGCGAAGAAGCGAAAACTATGCAGCTAATCTTATCGAACTTGACGCTGATCTTGTAAACGCAGATATTCAAACAAGGCTTCAAACAGCAGACATTGTCAATAGTGTGGTTATCCAATATGATGACCCAGTTCAAGAAGTAGCTGCACAAAACGATACGTCTATAAATTCTTATGGTTTGCTTGAAGAAGTTAGGTCTACCATTCTTGCTCAGACTGCTGACGCTACAGAACAAGCTACAAACTTTGTTAATTACCGAGGAACACCAAAAGCGTCATTAGAAGAAGTTACAGTCAATCTTGCTAACTCAAATATGACCAATACTGTTAGGGATAACCTTTTGGGTGTTTCTATGGATACCCTTTTGTATTTGGACAATATCCCAGTAGGGCTAATTGTTGAGGGTTCTTTTGAGGGTTTTGTTGAAGGTTGGACTTGGACACTTGGACGCAAAAACCTTGAGCTAACAATGTCTGTTTCTAATTCAATCTATTCAACCCTTGACGTTCAATGGGAAGACTACAACTCATCTATTCAATGGCAGAACCTTGCTAATGATTATCGTTGGCTTGACGTTATTTAAGAAAAGGATAAACTAGAACAATGGCAACAACCACAAACTATTCTTGGACTACCCCAGACGATACCGCTCTTGTTAAAGACGGGGCTTCCGCTATTCGTGCCCTTGGCACAGCAATTGACACCTCGATGAATACAGCCCTTGGAACTAAAAAAGCTGGAATGGTTTTACTTAGTACAACTTCTTTTAGTGCAGTAAGTTCTGTGTCATTTCCAACAAACACCTTTACTGCTACTTATAATGCTTACAAATTTATTTTTGATATTACTGCTTCAACAGCGTTAAACGTAACTGGTAGGTTGCGTGCGGCTGGTACTGATAACAGTTCAACAATTTATGGTTCAACTACTTGGCAAGGTTCTTCAAGTGTTACTGCAAGTGGTAGTGCTTCTGCAACCAGTTGGTCAGCAATTGGACAAGCCTATGATGCAAATATGCAAAGAAACATTGTGCAACTAATGTTGTTAAACCCTCAAGTTTCAACCAGATATACTTATGGTCATTCAATTTTTATTGGAGATATTGCCGCAACACCTTATCCACAACAAGTTTATTTAGGCACAAACGTTACAACTTCTTTTGATTCAATAACTTTTGGCACAAATACTGGTACGATTTCTGGCTCGATTTCTTGCTACGGCTTTAACGAATAAGGAATGATTATGGCAACCGAAAAAATTATGATTCAAATATGTGATGAAGTGCAAGAACTTAAAGGTGCAGATAAAGAAGCGTTTTTAGCAGACAGAGAAGCAACAGCAGAAGCACAACGCCTACTTGAAGCCGACTATAAAGCCAAACAAGAAGCTCGTCAAAACGCTATAAAAAAACTTGCAGACATTGCCGGACTAACCAAAGAAGAATTAGCAAGTATCCTATGAACAACTTCAAAGCAATAGCATCATCATATGGCAGAGCATTTCTTGCATCAGTCATAGCTTGTTACCTTGCAGGTGTTACTGATCCAAAAGCATTACTAGCATCAGGATTAGCAGCAGTACTTCCACCATTACTTCGTTGGTTAAATCCACAAGACGGCACTTTTGGCTACGTTAAGGTCAAAGACAACAACGAGCACTAATGATAGGTCGTCAAGCTGC